ACCTTTATTTCAGAAGCTGATATGCAAGATCCTGCAAAGGATACTTATATCTTAAGAATCCTTGCTCGTGGTATTGCAAATGCAAAAGCACAGACAGGTGAAAGTCCAGACCTAATTGTTTGCTCTCAATACCATTATGACCTTATTGAGTCAGAATTGGGTGAGTTCAAGCGTGGAAGTTTGGAATCAGATCGCATGGCTAAAATGGGATTCATGGGAATGTCATACAGAGGTGTGGACATTGTAGCTGACCAAGATATTGTTACTGCACAGGCAGACAATGCCCCTGATACGATTGTTGATAACAATGATGGTAGAATGTACTTCTTGAACACAGATTATCTCTATATGTTCTTTAACTCTGGTGCAAAATTCACTGCATCTGATATGATTGAAGATACAAAGAGTAATACATTTGTGCAGAAGGTACACACATATGGTAATTTGGTTGTTACCAACCGAAAAGCCCATTGTGTTGTAGAAGATCTCTACTCACCATTGGATTACGCTTAAGTAACTGAATAACAAAATACCCCCCTTGTTTTTAAGGGGGGTGTTTAGCCTGGAGAAAATATGACAACAGCAGAAATGAACACCATATTAGGAGACAGAATGGAAGATTCCGCAGGGGATCTTTTTTCGGATACCATTAAGGAACGATACTTAAATCGTGCCCAGGACAAAGTAATCCAGGCATTAAATCCTCATTTACTTACCGATCTTCATGTTTTGGTTACTGGAATATCTATGCGAACCGATAACGATGTAGATACACATTTTAAAAGCTATTTTATCCCAACCCAGGCAGGAGACTTGGCATCAGATCCATTTGGGGGACCATTGGGAATTATGGGTGTACGAATAGCCAGTAGCAACTTTATTCGCAAAATATCCTTTGATATGGCAAAAGATTTTTCAACAGGGCTGGTATCCTTTAGTGGAACCGAACCTGTATATTTTATTTTCAAAGGTAGAATTTATATTTACAACAATACAGCTAATGTAGACTGCTATTACATCAAAACACCAGCTACATTGGCATCTTCTCCTGCACAAAACTGTGAATTAAACGCCATATTTCACGATGCAATCCTGGAGTTTGCAGAAGCAGAACTATGGAGAACAGCAAACCAACCTGATCGGATGAACAATGCTTTAACCAGGGGATATGAATACCTGGGTAAGTATAACCAGAATCCAGCTACAGGAGTAATAGGTGAAGGGATTCCTTTTGATTATTCCAGTAGCAATGCTTTGATTGATCCAATTTATCCTAATTATCCAGTCGGTTAATGAACATGGATTGTTGGCATTGTAGAAAAGAATTAATCTGGGGTGGTGACCATATGTATGAGGATTATGGCATAGAGGGTGAGGGTATTGTAAGTAATCTGTCATGTCCAAATGAAAATTGTGGAGTAGAGCAAGTTCTTGTATACAATAAAATTGATGAAGAAAAGAAAGATCCAACTTTATTAATAAATGTATTGGAAGAAGAGTAATGGCAAATTTTATTGATATAAAAGACTTTGAGGGTGCATTAACCAATGCAGACCTGGAAGATCTACCAGATAACGTAGCCCAGGAGATTAAGAACCTTAAGATTGAAGCAGGAAGATTAAAGAAAACTTTTGGTGCAGGAACACCATCAGGAACGCCAACAATAGGCTTATCCTTTGTAAATACCACAACAAATAAGACTTATACTGTTTACAATGTATACACCTTTATTTCGGATAAATTTTCAGGAAACTCAAATGATGCTGGGGATGGCTACAGATACATACTGGTAACTATTAATGAAGATAAGAAAGTCAAATTATGGTGGTATGATCCTTCGTTACCAGATGTAAACGATCATTTACAGGTAGAAAGTAATATTATGTGGTTTCAAACTGCATCGGCTCATGGATTTGTAGAAGATGATTTTGTTTTGGTTCAAGAATGTAAAGATAATGCTTCGCCACAGGCAAGTATTTCAGGTGCTGGGGTATATGAAAGAGCAGATCATATCCCTTCTACAACCAAAATAGGTGTAAATACAGATAATGCCAGAACCTGGGGAGGTGGCAACTTTTTTGAAACTACTCTTACTACAGGTGCAAGTACAAAAGGATGGGGTGGAAAACATTCTGCTCATGTATTGGTAGATGATGAGGTTGATTTTGGTGGTACAGATTGGTCATCGGTGCAGAAAATAGCGATTGCTCCGATGTCCTCTTCGGTTGGAAGAGTGTTATCTATCGCTCAAGGGGGACCTTCTAATGCTGATAAATTGGCGTATTGTTCTACAGGCTCCAGTTATACTGATTTAAGTGAAACTAATTACAATACATACAAAACAAAAACAAATTTTACTATTTGTGGCATGATCAGTTTTAATGAAGGGATTTATATTCATTATTCTTACCAGGACTCTGGAAATTTTAATTTTTTGGTAAAATACACTTGTGATGCCAGTGGAAATGTATCAGAAGGTACTCCTATTACGTTATCTACCAGTGCATTATGTTCTAAATCTTACATGACCATAGCCAATGGAAATTTATATTTTATTGCAGTAGGGTTAAATGTTTTATACAAAATTACTACATCAGACAGTGCTTCGGTTATATCCACAACAGGAATAGCAGTCATTAATGCAAAAGGGCTTACTTCTTTAATACAGACCAATAATTTAAATGCAAATGGAACGACCAGTGTAGGAGAAGTTAATCACGAATATTTAACGATTGTGGTGACCTCATCCACTGCCAATACTAATGTATATACTTTAGATATTTTATCAGGGGAAACCTCCTGGGCAACCTGGGGAACAACCCTGGCGAATACTACTGTACAGCAAGTGTCAAAAATGGATTTTGGGGAAAATAGCAATAAGTCAGAATCGCTTGTGTTGTGGTATGTAGGGGCAAGTAGTAGAAAATATTTACAATACTCTACTCATAATAGCACCACAGTAATTAATGCAATCAGCACCGATGTAAACAGTTCTACATTTGGTATTACAGCAGATATTACTTTTATTGATAAGGCATACAATATTCCTTCAGGATCCAAATATTTAATGGTAGGTATCGATAATGTCAGTAGTCCTGCTACCAGTGGAACTTTATATCGAGTCGATTCTTATAAAACAGTAGAATCAATGTGTAATCCAGGAACCACAACAGGTAAAACCAACTGGAGTCCCTCTTGTTTTGCTGACTGTGTAACACCACAAAACTTTTTTACCCATGCAAAAGCGTGGATTGGTGTGTACGGAACCGAAGCAGAAAATGAAGCTGGTGGGAATAGTGCGGATGTATACAAAATGTCGGATATAGGCTGGTATGCAAACACCTGGAACGGATCAGGGGATTGCGATTACAGATGGATTGACTTGGAAAGCGTATATAGTATATCTGAAGTAGATACCAGTAATACAGCAACAACCCCAACCATATATCACAATAACGACAGAAACCCTGTAATTCCTTCAGGAGACACCATACGATTTGTACCAGGAGCAGTGGGGAAAATATCCAATACAGAAGCCAAAGGAATCTGGCTTGGATATATCAATAGATCGTTATTAAATAGTACAGTTTCAGCATCCCCAAGCTGGTATCTATATGCAAACAAATTAAACAATCCTTTTACCTTTACAGGAACCAAACTGTACAACACAGGAGAGTCTATTCGACCTGGAAATAGTGTCAAATACAATTTAACAACAGTGTATGATGGTGTCCAGGAGTCTTTATTTGACAAGGATAAAGAACTTGTAATGTCGGACACAAACATTAATCAAAATATTGTTGAATTAAGTATCGAATTTGATGCAAGTGCATTAAACAGGCGAATAACAGGAATTAATATTTATAGAGCAACCGAGTTTTCACAAACAACATCCTTTGATGGATATAGCAATTATCAGCTTATTGGACATATGACCTTTGTAGACTCACAAACAGCAATCCCTACGACAACCAGCGATACAGTAGCCAGGCTTCATGTTTGGCGTAAAGATATGGTGTTTATTAAAAGCACAGATGATTTAACCAGTTACGATGGGGAAACTGCTGGTATTAATAAATATGCTTTGGGTGTAGATGGTGGCTGGGATGGAATTGATGCTTTTACTGACTGGGTGGGACCAGGAAACACAAATGCACAACAATTTTTATGCTTTCATTCAAAAATTGTAAGAAAAATGAACTCCACTCAAGTATTTATGATTGTATCTGCCTTACAAAAAGATAATCTACTTGCCAATGGAGATACTTGCCAAATTGATGATGAAGCATTATCTGTGGAAACAGGAACAAACAATGGGGTAGATGAAAATGATGCAGTAACAGGATTTACTGCAACAGTATCAGCAGGATCTGGAGCCCAAACCTTTACGATGAGCAGTGCCCCAGAAGGATATTTTGTAGTAGGTGACCAAATTAAAACAACCAGCATTGGAACCACAACACATTGGGTAATCAATTCTGTTAGTTCTGGTGCATCAGTAACCTTAACTGCAACAGTAGATGATGGGGGGACCTACAGTGGATCTGCTGGAAACATACGAATGAAGCAACCAGTAAGTGGAGTAATGTGTGGAGTTACAAGGGCTCGTAATAATTTAGATAACAGTAGTGGTAGTGCAACAACCCATGATGCAAATGCTCATATGTATATACGGGCAAACAGCTTACCAAGATCGTATTCAAAGGCAAATTTAGATAGTAATGCCAGTATGAATGATAGCTATCTGGATGGCAATGCAATGGTAGGAAGTGATTGGAAAATTGAACAACGAAGTTGGGGGCAATACTCTACTGTTAAATCAGGAACCAGTGGGGGTGCTTATGGTGGTCCCAGAATTGGATTTTTATATTTCCCAAACCCTGATGACATCACAGGAACACTGGGAACCGATACCACAGGAAACACATTAACAGAAGGATCATTTGCAGGATCTATACTGGTTTGTCCAGGAGATGTTTCTTTTGAAATAGAAAACAATAGTGCCTATCAATCAACATTAGGTGGCTGTTGGGTGCGATTAAATAAGGACCACAATACATTTGGTGTAGATAATGACACAACCGATGAAAGCGACACAGGGCATTTTAAAGAAAATGTCCAGGTAATAAGTGGGTTTAGAAGAACCGATGCCCAGGGATCTACTACACCAGGAATGGGATTTGAGGTGGTATCGGGTACAACTGTTAAAGTAGTATGCCAGGATTTTCGATTGGAGGATTTAGGGGAAACAAGTATACAAACAGTGTATTCCAATAGAGTAAATGGTCAATTTGCTGTCAAACTAAAGGGTAGAATGTTTTTGGGTAATTTGATATTAAACCCAGAAGATAAACAAGAAGAGCATGAAGATTGGATTGCATACAGTGAATTAAATCAATACGACAATAGACCTGTATCCAATGTAATAACCCTGGATGATAGAGAAGGTGGTGCAGTATCAGGGTTGGCTGTGTTATTTGGTAGGCTAATTATTTTTAAACCACAGGCAATATTTATATTAAATGTCACTAATCCTGCTGATCCAAATACCTGGAACATTACAGAATCTAAGCATAGCATTGGTAACATTGCTCCAGAGGGTGTAGTAGAGGTGCATGATAGCGTATACTTCGTATTTCACGATGGTATTTATGCAGTGACTTCAAATATGGTTGCAGACTCTACAGCAACACCAAGTGTCATGGAGAAAATTACATTACCGATTGAAGATCAGTTTAATTCTGCAAACAGTAAAAAAGATATTAAGGGTATTTACAATCAAAAAGATTCTGAAATTTTATACACCTGGCAAACAGGTAGCCCAGCATCCCAGATTGTATGGGCATATCATGTTGTATTAAAGACCTGGAGAAAGGTTGAAACCTCAACCAACTTGGATATACTTGCTTATGGTGAAAATAGCTATCCTATTGCCTGGGATAATACCGATACCGATGTAAAGAAATTTGATGTAGACGAAGCAGTAGGAACAGCTTGGAAATCCAAAAAGTTCAGATTAGATCTGGATAACAAAAGATTATTACGATACGGAATGATACAGTTTACAGGAACAGATTCATTAACTGTAAATGTATATCTGGATGGATCAGGTTCTGCATCCTTTACCAAAACAATTACAGCCGATGGTGGCGTAAACAGGTTTCCAATCAAACGATATGGAAAGAATTTTGAAATTGAATTAACCACTCCAACGAGTACCAATGCTTTCTCGGTGGAGAGAATGAGAATAGAAACGGAGTAAAGTATGGATCCCATGACCATGATGATGATTGCCCAGGGTGCTGTGAAAGCAGGACAGGCAGGATCACGATTATTAAAACCAAAGTTTGGTGGAACAGCTTATGGCAGAATGCTGAAGAAACGACAAACCCAGGGCAACCTGACTCCTGGACAGGAATCTATTGCTCTTGGTAGAACAGCCGAAACAGCCACAAAACAGGCAAATTTAGCGAATAAACGCTACATGGGATCAATGATTAACAAAGGGTTACAAGGAAGCGTATCGGCTCAAAGAGGATTACGAGAAGCTGAAGCAGATGTAAGAAGAACTGTAGCTGACACAGGTAAAGATATTTATCAAAGCGAAGAACAGGCAAAGTCTAAAGCAAAGCTGGATTACGCCAGAGCAATGGACCAGGATAAATCAGAGCGTAGACAGGCATTAATAGGTACTGTAGGTGCAATAGGTGAAACTGCATTAAAAGCAGGAGCAAATGAATATGGTGCAAGAGTAGGAAAACAGCAATCCCAGGATCAAGCATACTTACAAGCTATGCAAAAATATGGAAAAGGAAACTTTAGCGAAACATTTAGCCCACAAACTGGTGAGAGTATTGGATACACTGGAGGAGAAGGATTAACTCCAGATGACAAAAGATCAATTGATGTATATGCTCAAAAAACAGGAGTAAGAAATGCTACAGGATTATCAGATGCTTACACTCGTTTTCGTACTGGAAAAATTGATGGAACTGCATTAAGAAAGCAATTGAGTTCATTTATGACAAATGAGGAAATAGATGATTTCTTTTTAAAAATGGGAGGTGGAAAATAATGGAAGATTGGCAAAAGCAATTACTTGATAATGTAAGCAATCGAAAGAAACAAAACTATGCAGATACATTAAAGCAATCACGATTAGCAGAGGAGGAAACAAGAAAAGCATCTCCTGAATATAAAGAGACACAGCAAAAAGATCGTAAAGCAAAGAAATTAAAAGCAGATCGTCTTTTAAAAGAAGAGCAAGATAAATTAATACCAGAATCGGGAACCGAAGCAATAGATAGGTTATTAAAAGAAATTAAAACAGCCAGGGGAAATGTATATAGCAGTGGAAAACCAATTGATAAAAGTGATTTTCCGAAACCGATTGAATATGAAGAATGGATGACATCTGGTTTACGAGCAGATCCTTCAAGAAAAGCATATGCAAGAGAATTGGGAACTCCATTGCCTGATACAGCTTCTGAAATAGGAGTAGATAGAATTAAAGAATTAAAAGGTCAATTAAAAACAGCACAATATGCAAAAGAGGAAAAGGTTCCTTTTGATAAAGCAGTGGAATCAGCACCAGTTCGTAAAGCATATAAATCTAAAGTTGATGATCTTGCAAAAATGCTTAATCAGCCTGGAGTAGATCCAAGAAAAGTAAGGTACTTAATGAAATTGCAGTCAAACGAATGGTTAAAGCGAAATTACCCTGCTTATAGTGTTAAATAATGGCAGATCCTTTTAACCCACAACCACAGCGTAATTATTTAGACGATATACTGGACCAGGCATTTAATGACCTGGAACTGGAACGACAACGCCAGGAAAACATTGTCAATGCTCCTGATCCTGCACAGCGATTAGGTGAAATCCAAAAGGTAGAAAAACAGGTAGAGAATGAAGTACCTGAAGTCCAGGAAGCTGTAAGACAAAAAACATACAACGATACTTCCTATTATACGGGCAGACCATTTGCATCTCAACAGCCTCAAAAACAAGGGAAAAAACGACAGCCTATATCAGAAGCGATGTACAATAGATTGGCTCAAGGAAGTGCTGAATTGGGGCAAGGATTGGCATCTGCACCTGGGTTTATTTATGGATTAGCATCGTTTCCTCAAAGGCAGTTAGCAAAGATACCAGGATTAGAATCATTGGATGCTGGAACCAGGGAAGTGGAAGAATATTTATCTTTAAATCCTGTTGCAAAATATTATAAAGACACAGCCGATAAATTTAGAGAGCAAAACACTCGATACGATGAAAGTATTGTAGATTACATTAAACAGGGAAACCTGGTAGATGCATTGGGGCTTACAGCAGTAGAGATTGTTGGATCTATTCCGTACACAGCTTCTATGATTGCAGGAGGTGTTGCTGGTGTTCCTGCTAAACTTACGATCCCTTCTGTTACTACAGTTACAGGAGGTCAAAAGAACTCCACATTACTGGAAGAAATGCCAGAACTGGCAGATGACAGAAGAACACTAAATGCATTGGTAGATGGATTGGCTGAAGGAACATTTGAACAGTTAGGATCTGCTGGTATAGGGCGTACTATAAAAAGTTTATCTGGTGATTTAATTAAACAATATGGTAGAGAAAATGGTAATAAAATATTAAAAGAATCGATTGCTAAAGTTTTCAGTGACAAAAGCAGTCGATTTATGGTTCCCAAAGCAATGAACCAGGAAGGTTGGGAAGAATTTTCTACAACTGTAGTGCAAAATTTAAATGCACAATTAACTGGTGAAGATCCAGGTCGTGATTTATTTGAAGGTGCGATTGATTCGTATATCGTAGGTGCAGGAGCAGGAGGAGCCATTACAGCACCTGTAGGAATTGCAGTTAGAAAACAAAGAAAAGAAGCAAAGAAATTAGAAAAAGCCAAAGCCAAAGGATTGGAAGCTATTGAATCTGGTCAGGTAAGACAACTTACCGATCAAGATATAAGTGACTTTGCAAGATCCCTTACCAAAGAAGAAGCGATGGAAATGGGTATTAACCAGGAAACAGGTGAGATAGAGGGGCAATCTGATCTTGGTAAAGAAATGATTCGTAGAAATCTGGAGATGGATAAGTTTCCAGAAACAGAAACAGAATTAAGAGAAGCTGGAGCCAGAGCAACGATTAAACAGCAACAGATGGAAGGTAAGGATTTTACTGGTGCATTAATAAAAAAAGTAAGAGAAGAAGCACCTAATATTGTTGTTGAAGAAGAATACCTGGATAAAACAGTTGCTGATGAAGCAGAACAAAAAGGATGGACAGAGGAAGAGACAAAACAGGTATTGCGAGATCATGGAATTGATGAAGATAGTGATCCTAAAGAAGTTACTTTGACAGGTACATCTTTTGGTGGTTCTATTAAAATATCCAGAGCAGGGACTCCTCAAAGAATGGCAGAAGAGTATGTTGCTGTTCAGGAAGAAATGGCTGAAGAATATTACAAGGCTGAACAGGAGAACAATCCAGAATTTGAAAATGAAATAGCAGAAGATAGGAGAAAATACCATGAGTCTACAGGAGAAAAAGACAAAGGAGAATCCAACCTCGAATGGTTTTCAACCAAAGCGGTACATTTTGCGACACAAGGCAAAGTTCATCAATCGATCGGAGCAAAACTCACAGAGATCTTCAATCGATTTATTGACAATGCTCGAACCATTCTCAAGGATGCCTTTAAACTCCGAAAAGCAATTAAAGAAGGAAAAGTAAGTGATTCCTTATTAAAGAAGCTGGAAGAAGCTACTGATTTCAAAAAGGTAGGAGAAAAGGTTCAACAGGCAAAGGAAAGTAAGAAACAGCCTACTTATCGTATTGCAAAAAAATCAGGTGGTGACCTGGTATGGAAAAATACTCCTATTGTAAAACAACCTAACTTACTGGAACTCACAAAATATTTAACAGAAAGAGCAAAGTCTATTGCAGATGAATTAGGAGTAGATTTAACTCAAAACACACCCGAAGCAATTGATATAGTATCCAATGTTATTGCTGAAGAAATAAAAATAGAAACAGGAAACAAAAAGAATGCATTGGGTTGGTATTCAATCAAAATGCAGAATGCTATAGAGTTGTTGTCGCAGATCCATCCAGAAATCATGGAAGATCCAGATCACAACCAAGTATTTAAAGTTGCATTGGCAATAACCAGTAATGGTACACCTGTTGAAGATAATTTAAAAATAGCGATGGTAGCATATGAGCATTGGAAAGATAAAGGTGTATTGCCAAGCACATTTAAAGTAGGTGGTCAAGAAGGACCAGCAATGGCAAAAGGATTCAGATTATACAATGAATCTGTAAAAGAATTTGGTACTGACTTTGTACACAATTTTATTAACACTGAATTTACTGTAAAAGAAATAACAGACATGGGTTTTCCAGTTAATGGTGAATTGGTTGATGCTAAAGTGATGGGTGCAGTTATCTTTGGTCCTAAAGTGGGTGGTGGCTTTTTATCAAATTTAAATGGACATTACCAATACCTTACAATGGATCGTTGGTTTATGAGAACATTAGGGCGTATACGAGGGAATCTGAAACCACAACAGGATTATTCAAAACAATTAAAACGATTTAGAACTGCACTGCGAATTAATCCAAGTAAAATGAAACTTTATAAGGTTTCAAAAGAAGATCTTAAAAACGATGATAAGGTAATAGAGGTTGCAAGAAAAGTTTTAAAACAGTACGCTAAACCAAAGTATGTAAAAAAGGATAAGCGTAAAAGAAGTTTTTATCCAAAAACAAAATTAAACAAAGCATCCAACACTCTGGTAAAAAATATAGATAAGATATACGAAGCACCAGCCAATGGTACAGATCGTAAATATTTAAGAGAAATAATGAAAATGGCAGTAAAAAAGTCTGATGTTGAAGGGCTTACAATGGCAGATGCACAAGCTATTATTTGGTTTCCTGAGAAGCGTTTTTTCAGTAAATTTGGAGTAGGATCACAGCGTGGCAAAAAAGAAACAGATTATGAAACAGAAGCAAGACAATATGTCAAATCAAGACTTGGATCAGTCCAACCCATCGGGAGCAGTACAACCGATAGAAGAGACAGCGACATTCAGCCAGGTAAAGAAAGTGATGCAAAACTTCAAAAAGAAAAACAAACCTATAGATTAGCACCTACCTTCTACTCTAAAGCAGAACGAGTAGTCACCGAACAATTCCCTCCCACAATGAAGTCTCAATCTATTGAGAACTTCTTAAAAAAGAACCAGGTCAAACCAGAAGAGATACAATGGTTAGACTTGGAAACCTTATTAAAGGGTAAGCAAAAGGTCACCAAAGAAGAACTCCAGGAATGGATACAGGCAAATAAGATTGAAGTTGAAGATGTGATGTTGGGTGAGTCTTTTACAGTGGATGAGGAAAAATCTTTATCCAAAGATAAATTTATTAAAATGTTTGAAGTTCCTGATCCAGCCGATCCTGATTTAGAACCAATGAACACTTTAGATTATGATGAGGAAATTTCTATATTTATTGCAGATGGAATATGGACAAATTTCAAATATTATAAAGCAGGTGACAAAGAATATGTATCGTTGGTAGATGAAATAGATGGTTTATCATTATATACTATTGAGCCCCATGAATTTGGATCAGGTTACAATTTTGGTAATGTAGTACAAAGAAACATAACTAATGTTGAACCTATACAGGGAGATGATGGACCTATTGGCGTATTTGTAGATGGTGTTAAAAATATTATAGGAAATCTATCAACTTCTGCAACCAAACACTCAATGTATCAACTCCCAGGAGAAAAAGAAGATTATCGTGAATTGTTGCTGACATTGCCTGTAAAGCAAGAGAAAGTTCTTCGGGGTTATCCAGAGTTTAAAAAACTTGCCAATTCAGTAGGGTTAGTGGATGAGAAAGAAATAAAAAGACGATATGAAGAGTATTTGGCAAATCCGAAAAAAAATGTTTTACTATTAGACAATTTTGAGCCTTATAAAATTGGAGACACATTTACCACAGGTCACTACGATGAACCAAATATACTGGCTCATGTACGCTTTAATACTCGCAAATCACCCACAGGAGAGCAAGTTTTATTCATAGAGGAGTTGCAGTCTGACTGGCACACAAAAGGTCGGAAGCAGGGGTATAAATCAAAAAAAGAAATAAAAAAATTGCCACCAGAATATACTATCGAAACTATGGAAAGTGATGGAGGAGGCTGGTGGGCAAGGGTTCCTGAAATATCAACACAATGGTTGGGGCAGTCAAGAGAAAAAGATGTTGCAATAGAAAAAGCAAAAAAGAACGCTTTATTAAGTCTTAATAAAACAAACATTGGTGTTCCTGATGCTCCATTTAAAGGCAATGGCTGGATAGAACTGATAATGAAAAGAATGCTACGCTATGCCAGTGAAAACAACTTTGATCGTATTGCCTGGACCACATCCAACCAACAGATTGAAAGATGGAGAAGTGAATTAAGACAGAATGTAGATCAGATCTCTTGGCAGAAATTAGTTACTGGAGCAAGTAACTTCCCACCATATGCACAAAAAGATATAAACCTTTTATCTTCAGAGCGTAAAAAAGATTTAAAAGATAAAAAAGAGATTAATTATACTGTCGTTATAAACGGATTAAAGAAAAACAAAAGCGTATTTAATCAATCTCTACCCATAGAAGGTGAAACAACTATCAATGGTCAGAAGGTTACCCTGGAAGGATTGTTGGGTAAACAGATGGCTACCCAGATCCGAAACAGTGAAGATAGAACAGGAATCATACAAGGGGAGAACCTTACTGTAGGAGGACAGGGATTTAAAACTGTATACGACTTTGCTATTAAAAAGATTTTAAACAAGATGGGTAAGAAGTTTGGTGCAAAGGTGGATCAGGTAGAAATTCTTGAGACAAGTAAACCAACCTGGTCAGATGGAAAAGAGTTAACTCCCGAAGAAAAAATTGAACTATCAATCCCAGGTGTTTATAGTGAAGAAGTTAAACAAACTTACTCTGTTATTACTCAACCTTCCATACCAGTAACTCGCAAGATGAAAGAGTCTGCATTAAAAGGACAACCTACATTTAGAGCCAGTAAAATGACATCTTCAGATGATGTACTTTCCTCACCTTCTTTTAAGAAATGGTTTAAAGGATCCCAGGTAAAAGATAAAGATGGTAAGCCAATGGTTGTCTATCATGGTGACAGAACAGATGTTATTAATAATTTATATAGTGGCGGTTTATGGTTTACAATAAACCCAGAACAAGCAAGTGATTATGCAGGAATTGCTGAAGATTTAGAAACCCCAAATGTTACTCCAGCTTATTTATCAATTAAAAATCCACTTGATTTATCAAAAGTATTTGATGACTTTACCCAGCAATTAACATGGGATGATTTTAAAGAAGGAATCAAAGATTTAACTGGTAAATATCCTCCTGGTCCAGAAGATATTAATGATGGTTTAACAAGTGTGTATTTGGAAAGCGTAATTAAAGACAATAATTCTGTTGCTTATGAATTTAGTGATTTATTTACACGAAGAATGCAAGACTTTGGGGATAATTATCAATTATGGGCAAAGGAACTTGGGTATGATGGAATTATGGGCAATGAAGATAGAGAAATGTCTTATTATCCTTTTGATAATACTCAAATCAAATCCATATTTAACAAGGGTACATTTAATCCACACGATCCCAGAATATCATTCAGAATGGCTCCTACCAATCTGGTAACACCACTTGCAAAAATCTACCAGGAACAAAAAGGAAATAAGAAATCCTATACCAAAGAAAACTTTGAATTGGATCTGGTACGATTAGGATACCCAGAAGAAACAATAAAGACTGCTATGGATCTGTTTGGTATTATCCGAATTAAACAGATAGCAACCGATGAGCCTACTCCTATAGAAAAAGAATTACAGAAACTCCAGGATATGCATATCACCAGGTCTAACTTAAAAGATAGGATTAAAAGAGCCTACAGATTGGGTGCTGTTGAAAAAGAAAAAGAAATTACAAAACTCCAAAAGATTGTAACCAATTATGCCAGAAAGAATCTACCAACAGGGTTATTTAAGAAATCAGAAGTTACTGGATTACTTGCCAAAGTAAGGGATGCTAAACGAGCAAGGGAGTTAGCTACAGCATTAGAAAGAATTGATCGTGTTATAGACAAAGTAAACAAAAGATCAGCATTGGCAAAGTGGAATAAATCCATTAAGAAAAAAGCAAAGGTGAAAAAAGTAAAAGGAGTTACAGAAGGTACAGTAGGTGCAGAAGTTCAAGAAATTGTATACACCATTCGAGGAAAAAAGAAAGGCACAGGATACATGGATCTTTCTCCTGTTCAGGTAGAAGAAAAAATAGAAGCATTAGGTGAAGCTATGGAAGCCAGAGAAGATGGTGAACCTACAGAAGAACAGGCTATAGAATTAAACTTGTTACTTACCTTTGGTGCTATTAAAGATAAGACACCTGAAGAAATCAATAGGGCTACAGAGTTATTTGATGATCTGGTTGCAGAAGGTCGTATGCAAGTTGTGGAGGACCAGGAAGCCTACAAAGCAAGAATGAAAGAAATAGGTGACGAAATATTGGATGTGATTACAGGAGGTGCTGGACCACAAACACAAGAAGGGGCACAAAGATTAGGATTAAAAAAGGAAGGATTAATTGCAGAAATAAAGAAACAGCTTTCTACTTTTGATTCTCACAATCAATCATTGGAATATATTTTTGATAAACTATCCAGGTTAGATAAAACATCAAAGCCTTTGGAGTCTGCTATCAATAATTATTTTATGCCAATGATTCGACAAGCCAGGTTAGCAGAATACAATGGCTTAGTTGAAATGAATACAATGTTAAGAGAAAATGCAGAAAGAATATTTAAAGTAAAAGATGGAGCATTAACAACACGATTAAATCAAAACACTGTAGATAAGATTCGGATAAATCATTTAGATGGGTACAGCCCTGAAACGGGAAGGGCCAGTGGAAACGAAACCTATAGTGAATTAACTTACAATCAGGCGTATAAAAAATGGATGGAACTACAAGATCCAACTTTGCATAAAACATTTGAAAAAATGGGTTGGGATGTAAACAAAACAAAAAGACAGATAGAGGACAAACTACCCAAAGATATGATTAAATGGGCTGAATGGCAGTTGTATGAGTTTTACCCAATGTATTACCACAGAGTAAATAAAACCTTTAGACAGAGATTTAAAGTAAACATGGCATTTAATCCTGTGTATTCACCTATATCCAGGCGTATTGGAGCCAGAGCAGATGAGGGTGACGATACTTTAAATAAATCCAAATCTCCAATGGGTAGTATGACTTCAGCAGGGAGTTTAAAATCTCGTGTATCTAATCAAGAAGAACTTACTTGGATTGATGGTGACACAACCATAATGAAGCACATTACAGAAATGGAACACTTTATTCATTACACTCAGTTGATGAGAGAAATGAGATCTGTATTTATGAATCGCAATATTTCAAAAGCAATACAGGATTTTCATGGAAGTGGTATTAGCAGAACATTAAATAAGTTTATGGATGATATTGCCAGGGGTGGAGTAGATAGATCTCAAAACTTGGAATGGATGGATAAATTAAGAGCAAATTTCAGTAGATCTGTAATTGGTGTAAATCCTGTTGTTTATTTAAAACAGTTAGCATCTATTCCAGCGTATATAGCTGATATTCCTACATTGGATTGGTCCAAAGAATTTGTAAAAGTATTGAATCCATTGGAGTTTAAAAGGGCATATCGAACTTTGTCAAAAAGTAAAATGGTTCAAATGAGGTATGACCAGGGCTTTGAAAGAGATATGGTACTGGCATTGCAAAACCAAAAGCCAGGTAAATTAATTAGTGGAACTGATTGGGTAAATACTTTTGCTTATGCTTTTACAAAAATGGGAGATAAACAGGCAATCTTTTTGGGAGGATGGGCTGTATATAAATACCATAAAAAGAAAGCATTAAAAGAGGGGAAATCATTAAAGGATGCTAAAGTTATTGCAATGAAAAAATTTGAAGAGGCAAGTTTACGATCACAACAGGCAAGTGATGTGGAAGATTTAGCAGATTTTCAAAGAAGAGGATCTGCATATAAGCTATTCACCATGTTTATGACATCTCCAAACCAATACTATCGAATGGTTATTGGTGGATATAGAAACTTTATTGCTGGTCGTGGATCAAAATCAGAAAATTTAAGAAGAATATTTGTTGGTCAATTTTTACTACCAACTCTATTTCAATTCATATCGAATGGTTTTAAATGGGATAATGAAGATCAAGCAACTTCTATATTACTATTTCCCTTTTCAGGATTGTTATTTTTTGGACAAGCATTTGAATATGCAATACGCTCTATATTTAATAAAGCATATCCAATGGGACCAGTTTCAATTCTTGATCCAGCAGTTGATATAGGAAAAGGATTAAAGAAAACATTTGATGGTAAAGAATTTGATAACAAAAAAGTATTTAAAATTTTAGATGAATACATAAGTGGATTGTCAAAGATTTTTGGTATTCCTTACAGTGGACCAAAGCGATCAATAGAAAATACCATTAAAGTATTCAAAGAAGGATCTGACTATCCAATAAGGGAAAGTATGGGTTTTCGTATGGAAGAAAAAAAGAAAGAAAAGAAGAAGAAAAAAATTAAAATATCTGAACCTTCCTATGTTTATTAATTTTGTTGTTGTTTCTGCCTAATGCTCATGTAGAACTTACCTTATCTACCAACCCGTAGATACCTCCTGTTGCCCTGGGATTTCATTAACCTGGGGCATTTTTTTACCCCGAAGAAAGAGTATTCTTTAAAAGGAGATTAGCACAAATGGCAAGTGGCTCATCAATCGCAACAGTTCGTGGATTAGGATCAGCAAATAAAGCAGTAGTACACACAGGCACAGGTACATTTAATGAACCAAAGGGTGTGTATATAGGTGTATCTGACGATTATAAATTCACAATGAATGGCACAGCAGTTACCTTTAAAAATTGTAACGCTGGATCATTTTTACCGATTAGACCAACCAAAGCAACGAACACCTCTGATGCAACAGTAGACAGTGGTGATATTATTCTTCTTTATTAACCATGATTCAATTTGGAATCAACTTTGCCAGGGCAGTACTACAAGTAACAGGTTCTGTTGTAACAGGTTTATTTTGGGAAAACTCTGGCACAAAATGGGAAGCAGAAACCGATAAATGGGAAGAAATAGAATAAAGGATTTATTATGGCAAGTTTAACAGGATCAACAATAGCGAGTAGTTATACCTCGCTTTTAAAATTAAGTGGCAATGCAGATAACATTGTTGCTGGAAATGATAGTAATGCGATACAAATAGTAGATGGAGATGGAACAGGATCACCACTTTATTTAAATACAGATAGATTAGGAATAGGTGGTCAGCCTATTTTACCATTAACAGTACAGGGTGCAGGTGGTAATATAGCAAATTTTACAAATGGTAATAATAGCTTGGTAGCTTATGTAGACAACTCAAATGTCCAAATTGCAAATAATACAGCATTAAATGCTGAAAAAATAAATATGTCTACTGCAAATAACGCTATAGAATTTTATCAAGGTGGCTCTCAAAAGATGACGCTTACTTCTACAGGCTTGGGTATTGGAAGTGGAAGTAGCTCACCAGCAACGCTTCTTCATGTAGCAGATAATGGTTCTTCTAATGGTATAATGTCAAATCAGATAGTAAGAATAACTCCAGCAGATGCAAACAATGGTTTAAATATTGGTTCAGATGGTACAGATGCTATGATTGGTGTTACAAATAATGATACTGATTTGCACTTCTTATCAAGGACTGGTGGTACATATAGCAAAGCAATGACTATTGATGGTGCAACAGGTTCGGTTGGCATTGGTTCTGATTCTCCCAACCAATTT